CAACCGGCCATCGATACGATATGTTTTTGGGACATCCCCCAGCTTTGCCAGCATGGAAGATCCTGTCCTTGTATAAAGTGTCTGTAGTATGCGCCGCATGCCCTGGTCGCCTAACGGCGGCTTTTTGGACATGCGTGTGAATTCTGGATGACGACCGTCTAGCCTTTCGTCGTCATGACTAGTCATTTTTTTAGTGCAGTATCCTGCAATGTAGGCGGCCGATTTTTGCGTTATTTCTCCTGAGCTCGTGAAGCCGTACGGCCACCTTTTTTGGAAGTAATCTTCCCAATGCTCAGGAGGGGCATTGAATATTGCCATATGGTAGTGAGGTCGCCCGGATCTGTCTCCGTACTCGCCTACAGCAAAGTACCGGAAGTGTCCGAGCGACGAACCGCGAAGGCGGTTTATGTAATCGTTGAGATGTTCGGGAACGAGGGTCCCGTCCTTGGGCACGTTCTCCTGATCATAGGTCATGGTTAAGAAAGTCGATGTATTCTTATATGCTGAATTTTCCAATATCAGCCTTCCGGTCCACATCTGTTTTTTATTTATGCGGCACGGCATGCACCGACCGCAATTTACCGTTTTTCCGCCGATATCGACGGGATATCCGCATCTCATTTTGGCGTTTTCACTTAGTTTCCTACGTGTAAGGCCTATTACTATCAAGTTAAATAGGCCTTTGCACACGGGTTGTCAACCCTTAATCCTTGCTAACGGTCTCTTCTGAGCCGTCCTGAGCGGGTTTCGCAGGGTCTGCAGGTGGGGAGGGGGTATCACCCTCAGAAGCCTCCAAGTCTTCCTGTACGGGTTCTCCTTCGAGCTCGTCTCGGGGTCTACCCTCTTCGTCGAAGAGTTCGTTTACTGTGTAGCCGGTTGTCATCGGTGGATCCTCCTCAAAATCATCGATTTCGAAGTCGTCGGCTTCCTCGAATGACTCAAATCCGGCATTTTGTACCTGTTGGCTTAGTTCTTGCTTTATGAATCTGCGCATTTCATCGCGCAGTGTTAGGGGAGGCGGCTGAGTAGCCACCTCCATTGGTGTAGGGTCCGGCGTCTCGCCGGTACCCTGTGCAGCCTCGCGTAACGCTAGTCTTCGTGGAAGTCTTTTTGCTGTTGTTCCCATTGGTCGATCCTCTGTTGTGAGACGTCCTCGACTATGATGTGCTCAAACATTGTTGTGAGCAGTTCTTTTTGCCTGGTAGGTGTATAACCCAGGTCATCGAACTTTTGCATCAGGTTAAGAATGTCTTTTGCGAATATGTCTGTCATTTTTGTTTCCCCTTTCTGGTTGCCTGTCATAGAGGTTATCGACAGGCAACCAGTTTACTTTAGTGTTTCACGGGAAACTTGTGTGAACTCCGTCACATTTTAGAGAATACGCGGCGCTGCGTTTCTCGCGATAAGTCTCCTTGCGACCATCCTGTGTTGCGTCGTTATCCATAACGCATTCTGTGTTTGATCGTTATGAATACGTTTTGTAGGTACGCAGTCGGTGAACGATTGATTGAGAACTGGCGGGGCCGTGAACTCACGGGCCATATGCCAGTAATTGAGCAGATCTCGGAACTCCGCAGATACTCCTGACGGTACACTGCGATAATCCATGTAACGATCCTGGAACCCAAAGATCTCCCTTCCTGCTGCCGTAGCGTCTGCATAGATCTCGTTGTTTAACACCTCCTGCTGACCGATCCATTGCAGTTCCTTTTGGAAATAATCTTCCTTGTCCAGGCGCAACCACTGGCGATGAACGCCATTGTTGTATATTGCCTTTGGACGCACTGATAGTAGGCTGATGATCCAGCCATGTTCCTCTATGTGACGGCGGTAGCGGTTAGACCGCATTGCACCAATACCGTGACCATACAAGTCACCGACACCGAATCTAGGATCGGTGCCATTGGAAGTTTGCATGATTTCAGAGAAATTCAGTTGTGTGCGACCGCCGCCTAAGAACTCCGGACGTTGAAGCCTCGAATCCTTTGGCGTTACCCCTAAGTAGCGCAGATATTCAGTATATCGCGAACCGTACCGGGCGCGCGCTTCCTGGTAACGTTGGATTGCGAAGGCTTTTCGAACGTCGTTTATATCGCCTCCCGTGGCTTGCGCCAGGTCGGCATAGAATCCCGGGTAACCGGGATTAGCATCATCCATTTCTATGAACACATTTTGCCCGGCGGGTGGAACATCCTGAGTTAACACTCCGAAAGGATCGTATGTGGTATCTACACCGCCCGTTTCTTTCACGTTTGTAGTGCTTGGGGCAAAAGTATAGCTTGGCTCAATACCCAATCCCCTAACGGGTGCCTGGTCACCTATCGGCACAGTTACAGCCGGTCCTTTCTGGCTGAATGGCCTGCAGGTTGTGAAGTAGTCTTTCTCCCATGCAATTTGCGGGATTGACGTATCGTCAATTGCCCGCTCTGCGACGAGATCCTGATCCCTATAAAATTCGTTGTAGATCAGGTTAAACGCCCGGATCGGTAGCTCATTTATTTGCAGACCGTTTATACCGGGCGGTATACCGAGATAATCGGGAAGAGAACCAGTAGCACCACCGTTACCGGTGCTTACTGTGTACTGAGGCGGCGTGTCTGCATTCAGACCATCCGGACCGCCTGTTATGAAATCTTCCCATCCATCCCAGATTATTCTGTTAGGGACGAAGAAATGATGAATCCTCGCTGTCACCGGGTGCATAACCGGCGCAGCAAGGGGTGAGACACGAACAAGGGCAGATGTGTTGTGCTGTATCGTGTCGCCTGGTAACGCCTCTACGCAAGTGATAGGGACTAGTTGTCCCATATCGCAGGTTAGAAGGCGGTAGTGTGATAGGTTGTGTTTGTAACGCTTCATAGTCTGTAACCAACCTTGCCGGGGCTGCGAGGCAGCTTGCAACAAGAACGCTTCCGCTTAGACACGCGGCGAGCTTTCCTACCTTTACGAAATGAACGTTTTTTATAACGCATTACCTGCTCCTTTGCCGGGTTCCCCGACGTGTTGAACGCCCACGCCGACGCTTCGGCAGTGGTGCTGATTTGGCCGTATTCTGTAGCAACCTCATTAGGGTTGCTAACGCTTTGCCAGGACCGAACTCTTCCAGCGGACCTTCGTCGCTGTATGGAATATCTATCCATTGATCTTTGCGGGGTCCGTACTGATACCTGTTCCACATCGGGTTATCACCCGCTGATCGAGACCCGCCGGGACGAGCCCGTGATCTTTGTTCCGGAGCCATGGGCGTAACTTTTCCCGCCGGTACACTTCCGGCGTCTGTCGCCATGTTTATACCTCCGTCCTGATTAAAATTTGCCTGTTGCTGCATCCTTTTTGCTGCAGACAGGTCTCGCGCCGCTGCCGCTTCATCGCGTGACGCTTGGGCGTTTACCGCTCGTAAACTCGCTTCGCCCATTGGACCGATTGGTGTTCCAGGCGGTGGTGCTTTTGACTGCGCATAGGCTCTGCCTAGCTGTTGCGCGGAGTCTGCCACCGCCGTTCCCATCGGATCTTGTCCAGCCATTAGTGTTGGCTGATAGGACGCACTTCCTGCGCCCATAGCGAATAGCGGGTGTAACCCCGCATTCTTGGCATCTTGTACCTTCCAGCTTATCGCATTCTGTGCGAATTCTTTTTGACGCCGGTAGGCTTTGTTTGCAGCCTTCTTATCGGCTGACTTACCTATTACGCCGCCGGCTAAATTACCACCGACGCCTATTAATGCTGCGGATGTTATGGGATCCATTAGCAAGGTTTCCTTTTTCGGTAGGGTCCAGGGGCACCGCCTGAGCGGTTGACTTTTCCCTTTGATAATAATACCGCTCGTCTGACTGCTTTTGCTTTAAGACACTGACGACGGCTAGACAAAGAAATAATATTGCGACCACTACGAGAATTAATTCTATCGCTAGTGCTTGCCGCGACCGCCTTTTGTCTTGGCGGTCTTTGTATTGCTTTTCGTATCCTTTCGGTTCTAGTGGTGACTGGTACATTCTTTGTCGCCTGTTGTAATACCTGTTTCAGTACGTCTATTCGACGTCTGTTCTCATATTCCGCCCGCTCTACCGCGGCGCCTATAGAGTTTTTCGGCATTGAGCCGGGCCTGC